TCTTTCTCCCCATTGGGGTAAATCCATTTATCAGTAATACTGATACTAGGCGCCTTCGCATATTCCTTATTCAGGTAATATGGCTTATGTGATGATTTTCTATTTCACATAAGACGATGTATAGCGATATATCGTGGAGATAAACATGGCTACTAAAATAGACTTAGACAATTGCAATACTGATATTCAGCGAAGTTGGAAGTATTATCTACCTTCTTCTGCTGCTACATCGTCGTCATCACATGTAATTACTAAATTTACCAGGAGAAACTCTTCTGGTTTAAATAATAACCATTACATGGATGATATTGCAAAACGTATCGATGCTTCTAATAATTATTCTGCTACTTACATGATAAATAAGAAATTTATTCCATGTAGGTGCTCTTTTTATTATAAGCCACCTTATACCGGACAGTTGTATAATTCTTATACTACTCAAGGTTTTGGTGTTAGATACGCGCCTAATGGCCATGCTACATTTGGGTCAAACCAACTCGCTTTTGAAGACACTAAGTTACGTGAAAAATTCGACAAAAAGGTCGCAGCTTTGAGGGCTAACCCTCAAACTCTTCCTTTTGTTATAGAATCTAAAACGATGGCTCATGATATTCAAAAGATTGGCCTCAGTCTTTTAGACTTAGGCTTAACCTTAGCATCATTATTCTCAGGTCATGTTACCAAACGTAACGTGAAACATTTAGTTAATGATGCTGGCGATCTATGGTTAGCTTGGAGTTTTGCTATATCTCCGACCTATGACGATGTTCGCGAATTAGCTGGGGCTTTGGCAGAGCAGCTTGAAGGTCAACCGAGAACCGTGAGGATCTCTGTTCACCATGCTACTGATGCACAAAGTTCAGTTAAGAACGCAATCACGAGTCCCCCATTAGGGTTCTCGGGATATAACACCGAATCAAAATATACAAAAAGGGACTCCTCCCTCGTTGCAGGTGTAACCATTAAAGCCTCAGGAGGTCGTGCATTAGATGCACTTCAGGAGAACTTTAACTTAACTGCATTTGTTCCCACTTTGTGGGAGTTATTGCCGTTTAGTTGGGTAGTAGATTATTTTACTAATGCATCTGCATTTCTTAATTCAGAAGTTTATTCTAACGATAAATTTGTTTATATAAACAAATGCGTTAAGACTACCTCGAAGATTAAGATTATTTCAGATCTTAGACCAACTAATCCTACTGGCTGGATTCATTCAGTTTCGAATCAAGAGGAAGAATGGGAGTATACTACTTTCAATCGAACCTTATTTACACCTTCGGCTTTGCCTAATGTGCGATTCAGAGTGAAAGAATTAGCTGAAATAAGTGATTATTTCATCCCTAAACTATTAAATCTTTCATCTCTTTTAAAGTTCAAGATATAGTATCTTGACAGATGATGATTTAATTCTTACTTAAAACTTATTGAAGCGTTTCTACGCTAAGGAGTCAGTAATGGCTTTTTCACCCTCTTCTCCAGTAACTGGAGCGGCAGTAACCGGACTAACGTCCCCAACATATACTCTTGTTACCGACACAGCACCATCCATTATGTCAAAACAATGGACAGTAACTGCGTTGGGCGGTACTCAAACTGGAGTTGATGTGCATACTATTAGTAAGCCATTCACTTTATCAGTTTTTCGTCCTGCTCAATTAAAGGTTTTGCCAGTGGCAAATCCAATAACAGGAGTTGTTTCTAATGTACCGAATAATGTTTATAAAATCATTACTCGTAAAGGTGCAGTCCCGCTGGTTAATCAAGCGACCAAAGTCGCTCGTGTCACGACTATCATTGAAGTACCTGCTGGTACTGATAGTTATGAACCGGAAGAACTGAGAGCTATGATATCACTTCACTTTGGCGCCGGTTGGGCGCAAGCTAGTGGTATTGCAGATACTGTATTATCTGGAACAATCTAGATAATACCACCTTTATTGGTAGATCATTATAAGGATACTTATATGAATAACAACTCTTCAGTATATGAAGGTTATTGCCAAGCGGTTAATACTGACCTTAAAGGCCGCAGTGATGTGGCCTCTACTCGATTGCTCGAAAGGTTCCAAAAGAAATTGAACCCAGGACAATCAAAGACTCAAGCTGATATAGCATGTATCGGCAAATTCCTAGAAGATATCGAACGTGTTTCCACGTTTAACCTTGATGGAATGACTGATGCAAATATCTCAGATATGTCTTATTACATAAGACGTGTTCTTGAGCAAGGAACGATCGCTATAAGCGATCGCTTTGGTTTTGAGACGTGGCCACAAAGTACATTTTTACCCGAATCGTTATCTCATGAATTTTTCATGTCTTTCGGTCATGGTAAAAGTGCAACTGGTGAAGCTACTCATATCATCGATAAAATTTGTCGTGATGAAATCTCATATACCAACAGTATTAAAGGCTTTCTACCGTTTCTAAATGCCTATCACCCACCACTGTATAACAGTGTAGCAGAGATGCTAAGGGATAATAAAGGTAAGGTAGAAGGCAGCCGCACATCTACGGTTGCCAAAAATGAAACAACATCCAGGCTGATAGGAATGGAACCATCAATAAATCTTTGGTTCCAACTTGCTATCGGTAAGTATCTTGAACTATGTTTAGCATCTGCTGGTTTAAATATAAAGAACCAGCAAACTAAAAATATCCTAATGGCCCAACAGGGTTCATTAGAAATAAATCAAGGTGATGAGAATTTATGTACTATTGATTTACAAAGTGCATCAGATTCCATTTCGATTGATTTAGTTAAGAAAGTCTTCCCACGTGAGTGGGTTGACTTATTTCTTAATACACGTTCAAGCCATACTTTACTCCCTGGGTCTGATAGTTACATTGAATTACCAATGATTTCAACTATGGGTAATGGTTTTACTTTTCCATTACTCACGTTAGTTTGTTCAGCAATAGTTTTTGCTGCACAATGCGAATTTCATAATATGAACATTCGCTATCTCGATTGGAAAGTCAATGCGATATACGGGGATGATGTCATAATTAAGAAGAAATATTTCGACTTAACGTGTGATGTGTTCCACCGTGCCGGCTTTATTGTTAACCATAATAAAAGCTATTCTATCGGATTGTTTCGAGAATCTTGTGGAGGTGATTTCTTTAACGGGGTTTTAATTACCCCAGTTTATGTTAAAGATCTCAAAACCCAAGAGGACATCTTAATCGCGCTTAATCAAGTTTTAGATTGGTCATCTAAACACTTCAATCTTTCAAATACATTGCAGTATTTGTACGCACTACTTGACAAACAGCATAGGAATTTAGTTCCTACTTGTTTTGCCGATAGCGCCGGTATAAAATACCCGACAACAGAACGTAAACGTTCTGTTGTGTATCTTGAAATGGTTAAAGTTCCAAAGAAGCTAAGAATAACATCACTTTTGCTTTTGTTTTGTTATTTAAGCCACTCAGCGATTAACGGTTATTATATGCCTCGCGGCATAAAAGTAACCTGGCAAATCAGAAAGATATACTGGCCATTTAGTTGGGACTCTAAAAAAGTCACATCTGAAGTAGACAATATCTTTCACCGTAATGACTCCTGGGAAGACCTTGTCTTTTCCAGAGAACAGTTACGAGGCCACCAAAAGCGACGGGTATGCATAATTGACGGTCTAATGACCGTTTAAGCGTTTCCCGCCGTCGTTCCGTTTTGCCTTTCGGCGCGGTTCGGCTTGTTCCTTGGCTTCTTCCTCCCTTTCCCTTCTTTCGTTGGGTTGGGTGGTGCC